CTGCGCGGCCTGCTGCGCCTGACCGAAGCCCTGCTGCAGCGCCTGCGCCTGCTGTGCGCTGATGCCCTCAGTGGCGTCGCGAATGGCGCGGCCCATCAATTCAGCCTGCCGCGTGCCGCCGAACTGGCCGGCGCGGATCATCTCGCCCTCGATGCCCGGCAGCACCTGCTCGCGCAGGCTGCGCGTGCCAAGCTCGCCGATGCGGTTGACGACGTTCTCGGTGTACGGGTTCATGTACTGGCCGACGGTTGTCGCCGCGCTCTGCCCGGCGGCACCCAGATAGGGCTGCGCCATCTGAATGCCCAGAGGCCCAGTGCTACCGGCAACGTAGCCTGCGCCCTGCTGCAGGCGCGGCTCGGCGGCAGTCAAGCCGGACATGCCGGCGGCCTGCCCGAAGAACGGCTGCGCGGCACCGACTGCCGAGCGGCCGAAGATGTCCTGCGTCTTGGTTGAGGCGGTGCCAAGCTCGGGGCGGAAGGTAAACGCGCCCTCGCGGGTGGCTTGGAAGCCCGCCTGCTGATCCGGTGCGAAGTCCGCAACGCGCGGGATCACCTTACCGGCCGCATCCACATACTCTTGGAACGGACGCGCGGCGACAACCTGCTGGTTAGCAAGGATGTCTTTTGCGTAGTTAGAGTACCACTCGGGCAGCACCGTCTGCTTGGTGATGTCGGTCAAGGCCGAGCCGGCGGGGATCGCCTTCCCTTCGGCCATGAAGGAGTTCACATCGGCCATTAGATACGTCCTCCGCGCATGTAAGCCTCGGGGTTCTTTGCGTTGACGCTGAACTTACCTGCAGCCAAGTTCTTACCCTTGTGTTTGCGGACCTTGACCCGCAGCTCGTCGAGCTTCTTCGCGCCTGCGCGTGAAGAGCCGTCGCCGAGCAGCGCGACCGTCTCCGCGTCGATAACATACTCGCCGTCCGAAAGCACCGCCGGAATGTCGTCGCTGCGCCCGGTGCCGGGGCCTTCCACGGCGAAGCTCTCACGCGACGAGCCGCGCGAGTAGCCCATCGGGCCGCCGCGCGCGGCCGCCTTTGGCCGCCTGCTGCGGTCAAGCAGGCCGCGAGCAAAGTCGAAAAGCTCTTTCGCGTTTCCGAAGGGCCTCTGCTCAAGGGCGGTCATAAACTCGCGCTCTGCAGCAGAGCGCTCAGCCTCTGGAACACCCGCGCCCCTCATCGCGTTTTGCCAGTTGCGATAGGTGTTAGCCCAGTCCGGGATATTCGTCAGGTTCTGTTTGAAAAACGGCTGATTTGCGGGCCGCTGAGTGGCCATACCCGACGCCAGCATGTCTGCGAGCGAGGTTACGCTTGTTGCGCCATTACCGCTGAAAAGTTTGGTCTCGCCAGTGGTTGGGTCTTTGTACTGGCGCTGCCAACCGTTCTGGTTTCCGCCCCACACATATGTGTCGCCATCAACGACCTTCGTCTCGCCAACCTTTCGGTTGGTCAGGTCGCCAGTAGGGCTCGGTGCGACTTCGAAGCCGGTGGGGCGCGGCGGGACTTCGAGGCCAGTGACGCGGTTGAACGTCTCGCGGCCCAGTGTGCCGGGTCCGAAGCCCGCGTAGGGCGACGTGGCCCCGCTCAGGTCCATGCCAGCCGGAATGTCCATCGCCGGGCCCATGGCGTAGCGATACCAGTCCGCAGTGGGCCGCGCGGCCAGCGGGTTCGGACCAGTCGCGGGACCGAGGCCACCGACTGTGAACGCGCCACCTTCGCCGGGCGTGGGCAGCTTGCCTGAGAAGATCGGGTTGAGCGCGCCCGCGCCCGATGTGTAGGTGCCTGTGCCGCCTTTACCACCACCGCCAGCAAGGGCACCGATGGCAGGAATAACGAGGCCCGCGATTGTCGCGGCGTCGGCAATCTTGTCGAGGGTGTCCTTCTTCTTGTCACCGGTTTGGCCAGCAGCGGCAGCGGCGGCTGCTTCAGCTTCAAACCGTTTAATGCGCTCCGCCTCAGCCACCGCTTCGGGTTCAAGGGTGCTTTCCGCAGCAGAAAGAGCGCCAGTGGGGGCAGCAGCACCAGCGGCGGCAGCGGCGGCTGCTTCAGCTTCAAACCGTTTAATGCGCTCCGCCTCAGCCACCGCTTCCGGCTCAACAGTACCTTCTGCAGTAGAAAGAGCGCCAGTGGGGGCAGCAGCACCAGCAGCGGCAGCAGCGGCTGCTTCAGCTTCAAACCGTTTAATGCGCTCCGCCTCAGCAACTGCTTCTGGTTCAAGGGTGCTTTCCGCAGCAGAAAGAGCGCCAGTGGGGGCAGCAGCACCAGCAGCGGCAGCGGCGGCTGCTTCAGCTTCAAACCGTTTAATGCGCTCCGCCTCGGCTAACAGTTCTGGGTCATCGCCAACCATGCCGGCGTTATTGCTTAGGAACTGATCAAAGCCGCTTGATGCAGCACCGCTGATTGCGGGAGCCAGCGCAGAGCTGGCGGCATTGCGGACACCCGTGACGACAATATCATCTAGAGCATCAGCGCCTATACCAGAAATGCCACCCAACCCAAGGCCGCCAGCCGTGAAGTTTGGCGTAGGGGCAACGGGAACATTCAAGGTAAAGCCAAGGCTTCCGGTGCCTGCAATGTCAGAAGGAACCAGACCACTGCCAAGTCCAGCAGCCTTCGCACCTGCGGCGCTCATAAGAGGCGTTCCGGTTGCGGCACTGAGGCCGCCCGCCGTCACGCCGCTGAGTGCCGCTCTGGTAAGTGCGTCTCCGAAAGAGCGTCCCTGAAGCGCAGACGAAAGGCCTGAACCTGCGGCAGCACCCAGACCAGCGCCAAGAGCGCCGCCTAGAACGCCACCAACACCGGGGAGAAGAACCCCGCCAATGGCCGGTAGCACAAAGTCAGCGAATATGCCGGCACCGCTCACGTCTGGCGCGTTAACGAACGTATCAGTCCAATCTTGCGTTGGGCCAAACTTGCCCTGAATACGCACATCGGCCTTCTTGTTAGCACCAACCTCGCTCGCCAGCGCGGCGAGCCGCTCCATCTCTTGCGGAGTAGAAGCAGCGCCAACCTCCTTGCCTCCCACCATTAGGCGGTAAGAAGCGCCCGGCGTGGCGAACAGGCCGCCCGTTTCCGACGACTGACTGCCAGTGACGCCGTACAGGTCTGCCGAGCGCAAATTGCTCAGGCTCTGACCCAGCGTTGGCGAGAACTCCGAGCCAGAGAAGGTGGGATCGTAACGCAAATCTACGACAGGACGCGGCTGGAATTGACCTAAGCCACCCTCCTGCCGGCCAACGTCCTTCTCAAGGACGCCCTCGCCACCAGCCCAACGCACACCGCGCAGAGTGTCCTCACGGATGTTCCGCTCAAGCGGGGTGTCATTGAAATACTGATTTACCGGCTGCGCCATCGGCTGCGCTGCAGCGGAGAGGCCACCCGTCAGATCGTTTACGCCGTTAGCCATTAGCCTTGTCCCTCCAGCATCGGGTAGACCCGCATGGCCCACTCGCGCCAGTCATCGAATTGATATGGGTCTGGTACAGCGCGTGTTGAAAAGGGTGACGCCTTCAAAAAGCCTGTAGCCCAACCCTGCCAGTCGTTCTCGTCGTCAAGCCGACCAAACGCCCACGCATCGCCAACCGACAGTATAACGCTGTCGGCCCAATCAATCAATTCCATGCCGCGAGGGTCGATCATCCAATGACCGTGCCGTCGCCGGGCTGCACATGCGCCAGCACCAAGCCCATTTGGTAATCGCCCCCGAGCGTGTTGCTCTCAAAGCGGAAGCGCAGTTCGCGGCGCTGTGTCTTAAAATAGATGACCTGATCCTGCGGCGTCGGCGGCGTCTCGTAGATGGTGTGCGGCTCCGTTGACACCTCAGGTGCCTTGGCGTTGGCGCGGCCCGTCACCTGCATCGTCATGTCGCCGCTCTGCACGAAGTCAGGCTCGATCATCAGCACCTGCAGCGCCTTGTTCTCTTGGTTCGTCACAGGCAGCGACATGTCGGCCGTCTCGAAGTAGCTCAGCACGGGCTGCAGGTTGAGCCCGTCAATGTCGTCAACGCCCACCTCGTGTACCCACAGGCGGTACTGATCGACGCCGCTGTCTTCCGTGACGCGCACGTTGTCGTCCGTCTCCGTGATGCGCGTGTCGTCGGCCTCAGTGACGCGCACCTGATCTGAGGCGATGCTCGGCACGACGCCCGTCATGATCGGCTTGGGGAACACAGTCGGCGACACGGCCGCGCTGCGCCCGCCGTTGGGCAGTTCGCAGTCGTACCACGTATTCTCGCGGATGTTGTAGATGACGGCGTGCGACGGCTCGATGGCGTCACCGCGCGGGTAGCACCACCAGATTTCGCCGTAGCGCGGCACCTTCATCGCGAACACCTTTTGGCGCTGCGACTGGTTGAGGCCGTCGAAGAAGTAGTTCAGGTTGAGATTGTTCGGCACCTCGCGCACGACGCCGTTGAACATCAAGAAGCGGTCGGTGCCCACCCAGTAGAAGATGCCGTCATACTCGATGACCGTGTTCGCGCCGAGGATCGAGCTTTGCGTGCTGATGGTGTCGAACTGGAACACGGGCGCGCCGCCGATGAACGACGCGCGCACCAGCGCATCGGCCGACCAGAACAGGCCAGACGGTGAGTTGCCCGGCCCGCCACGCAGGGCGATGCCGCGCACGATCTTCTGCGAGGCGATGTTCGCCGCGCCGGAGCCGAGGCTGGTGTAGTCCGTAGGATCGCCCGCCACCGAGAACGCCACGTAGCCGTCGGTGCCGAAGATGAACGTGTACGGATGCAGCACAGCCACACCGCCCGACACGTTGTAGCCGGCCGGCAGGTTGGTCACGGGCTGCAGCGGCGCGGTGCCAAACAGGTCGCCGAAGAAGAGCTGGCCGCCGAGGCTGTTGCAGATGCACTCAAGGTTCGGCGCAACCTGCGCCACAAGCTGCATGCCCCCAAGACCCGGAGCGGCGATGGCGTCGAACTGCCACATGTTGTTCGGGTCAGTCGCCAGCGTTGACGGCGTGCGGTTGGTGATGACGGACGTGTTGAAGCCGTTGTCGATGTAGAAGCGCTCGACGAGGTTGGCCGAACCGCTGTGCACGTAGGTCAGGTTGTTCTGCGTGAACTCGTGCATCGCGCGGCTGACCTCGCGCAGATACTTGCTGATCGCGCGGTAGCCGCCGATCTTACGCGGCAGGCCACGCTGAAAGCGCACCCACTGCCCATCGACGTAGTTGTCGCCCTCGAACTTGGTGCCGTCGCGCTTGATGCCCGGCTGCGAGCGTATCTGGACGATGCGCTCAGCCATTACCCCAGCGCCACCGCAAATACGATGGCCGCAGTGTCACCGCCGCCGCTGGTGACACCGATGGCCGCCTGCGCCGCCGCCTGATCAACAGCCGTGAAGACGCCGATGCCGACGGTGGTGCCGCCCAGATTGATCCGAGCGCCGGCCGCCGTTGTTGCGCCCGTGCCGCCGTCGGCAACAGCGACCGGCGTGGCAATGCCGCCCGTCTCGGCGTCAACAACGTCGTTACCGTTGCAGTAGAGGATGGCGCGGCTGCCGCGAGCGACCAGAACGCCCGGCGACTGGGTATTCGTCCTGACGCGCAGGGTGAACGAGCCGCCCGTCGTGCTGTTCGTCACCCAGTACTGCTGGGTCGTCTTGGGCACGATGATGTCGATGTTACCGACAATAGCGCCCGTAAACTCGTAGGCGATGCGGTTCAACTCAGCGCCGCTCAGCGTGTAGTTGCCGCTCAGGCCGGCGAGGTTGATGGACGTGTAGTCGAACGCAAACACCGCGCTCTGGCCGAGGCCCAGCGTGTACCAGCTCGTGCCGTCCGTCACCGCCGTGGCGCTGTCACCGGGCGCGAGGGTCAAGTTCGCTGCGCCGTTGATCGTCTCAGCGCCTTGCGGGTCGATAACGAGGTTGCCTGAACCGCCGTTGCGGACGGCGATGAAATAGTCACCACCGACACCCGCCGCTGTCGGCAGCGTCAGCGTGCCGAGGCCGCCCGACCAGACGAACATCGTGGCGCGGTCGGAGCCGCCAGCCGTGTAGTTCGTGTTGAGGATCGTGACGGGCGTGGACTGCGAGAGCGTCGAGCCGGTCGCCGTCAGGCCGAAGCCGGCCAGCGCGGAGGCCTGCGCCTGCGCCGTGGCCGCGCCGTAGCGGAACACGCGCCACGAACCGGCCGCAGTGGTGTTGTCGGTCAGGTATATCTGCCACTGCTCGCCCTGCCCCATCGACAGGAGCGTACCGCCCACGCTGTTCTTGACGGTGACAGTCTGCGGGCCGAGGTTGTTGAACAGGACGGTCTGGCCGGTGCCGGTCTGGTCGGCCGGCGGCATGAGGATCGAGTAGACGCCAGTGGGCGTCACGTCGATGATGCGCGCCGCCGGCCGCAGGAGCGTGTTGCTCTCGAGCGGCCAGTCCAGCGCCGTGTCGGCCGTCAGCGCAAGCGCCAGATACGACACATCCGACGGGTAGATCGTCGTGCCACCAAATATTTGTGTATAGGTGTTGCTCATTACGCCTCCTTGCGGACCGCCGAGCGGTCCAGAATTTTGGCGAGGTCTTCGCCGTTGAGCATGGCGGCTGCACGGTCGTACATGGACTGCCAGACGGGCATGCGCTCGTCATTCTTCAGGAACGGCGTGGCCTCAAGAAGCGTCCCGTACAGCAGGAGCTGCGGCGCGTATTCGGTCAGCCAGTTGGTCTGCACGACATCGTCAAGCAGCGGCGGCAGCTCGTAGTAGAGGATTTCAAACGGGTACTCCTCGTCCGGCGTCGGCGCGATCAGCCAGTGCGAGAAGTCATAGTCGCTGTAGAAGATTGGCTCCTCGGTCTGGGAGCGGTCGGGCCAGTAGCTGAGCAGATACTCGTAGGCGCGGGTGAACAGCACCTTGCGGCTGTTGCTGTTGGCCCCGGTGCCGATGTTGATCGACACCGTGTCACGCCAGCGGTCGGGCTTGGCGTAGACCGACTGGCCCACGAGGAGCGTCCCGGTCACGACGTTGATGAAGCCCTGTATCTTGAGCTCGCGCGCGATGCGGCGCTCGGCAAGGTTGATCAGGCGCGGGATTTGCTCGAATACAACCGGGTCAGACGCATAGGTCGTGCCGCGCTCAAGGTAGCGCCGCACGTCCTGCTGGAGCGTCGTGAAGGTCATCGTAGTAGCCATGACGGCTCCTTATAGCACGACCGCGCCGGAATAACAGCGTCAGCCGAAACCGAATGACTTGCCGACGAGGACTGCGCCCGCGCCAGCAAGGGCGACAAGGCCGCGATCAACCCACTTGGCCGTCTCAGTGACGGTTGGCGTAGCCTGCTCAAGCGAAACGAGCCTGTCCTCTAGCTTGGAGATTGCCTTAAAGGCGCGCTCCAGCGACGAGGCAATCTGGTTCTGCTGCTGCTCGACGAGCGCCAGCTTGGTGATCGCCTCAGAGACTTTGTCGAGGGCCGACTTGATGTCGGACACGTCGCTGTGCAGCGCCTCCAGCTTGACGGTGAGGATTTCCGTGCTCACTGCCGCGTCACTTGAGGTTTTCGAGTTTGTAGATCGTCGAGAGGTAGATGCCTGTGACGTTGTCGATGAGGTTCGCGACCGCACGGTTGCCCCCGCTGATTTCTTCGTGGTTGGCTTCGATCCACTCGGCGTCCGCCTTGAGGATTTTCAGGCTGTCGCCCTTGGTGTCGGTCGGCGAGGGGATGCTGCCGATCAGGCCGTTGAGGCCCTGATACGCCTCGACCAGCGCGTCGAGCGCCTCGATGACGCCATCGTAGAACTTGCCCAACGCCTTGTGCTGGGCGTAGCTCTCCGTGCGCCAGTGCTCGTAGTGCGCGAGGTTGCGGGCGTAGAAGACCCGGCTGATGAGCTGCTCGATCATGCCAGTTGCTTTGCCATCACGTCGCGCATGATGACCTCCTTCGCCTGCTCAATGATGGACGACGCCAGCAGATCACGCAGACGGTTAGCGAACTCGGCCATCACCTCGCTGTCGGGGTGCTTCTCGGCGATCTCTTGCAGCGCCAACTGGTAGTTGTCGATGTTAATCTGGTGGTGCATCACTTCGCGCTTACGGTGCTCGTAGGCGTCGGTGAGTATCTTGATGCGCTCTTCGTCGAGGGTGGTCATGTTGTGCTCCATTAGATTTGGGCAAAGGCTACGTTGGTTCCACTGCTAGCAGGTAGCGTAGCAGGATTAGTGTACTTCGTCCCAAAGCCAGACCCACTCCAAGGGTATGCCGTAACGAACGGTGTTGAATTGTGCGCTACAGCAATAGCATTGCCGGATGGACTGAAGGCTACGGCCTGACAATTGCTACCCGGCAGCGTAGCTGGATCAGCATACTTTGTGCCAAAGCCACTGCCACTCCAAGGGTAGGCGGAGATGAAGGGCGTTGTGTTGTGCGCCACTGCGATAGCGTTACCTGCTGGGCTGAATGCTACGCCCGTGCCAACGCCAGTCGGCAACGTAGCCGGATCAGCAAACTTTGTACCAAAACCGGAG